AGAAAAGCCAATTTAGATAAATATATTCGATGGTCGAAGTATTTGACGATCAGCATAACATAATAATAATAAAAGAAGGTGCTGTAGACTATGAGTTCAGAAGATATATTTAAAGGTGTGGGAATTGAGGTTTCTCTTCCAACGCCAGATAGTTTCCTAAAAGTAAAAGAAACTCTCACCCGAATTGGCATTTCATCAAGAAAAGAAAAGAAGTTGTATCAGACTTGTCATATCTTGCATAAACAAGGTAGATATGCTATACTACACTTTAAAGAGTTATTTATCCTAGATGGGAAGAAAGACACTTTTATCGAAGAAGACGCCTCAAGACGTAATACAATCGTCAACCTGTTAGAAGAGTGGGAATTGGTATCTGTTATACAAACAGAAAAAGCTCAAGACCCTGTAGCTCAACTAAACCAGATCAAAATCTTATCTCACAAAGAGAAAAGTAATTGGACGCTAGAAGCAAAGTATAATATTGGAAAGAAGTGAAAATGAATATTTATAGAATGAATGAAAATGCACAACTGCCAGAGTACGCTACAAAAGGCTCAGCTTGTTTTGACATTAAAGCCTGTTTCAAAAAGGGAGATTTCCTTCAAGGTTTCAACTCTTGGAACAAAGCACAGAAAGTAGCAGTTAAGGGTGTATCAACAGTACAAGATGCATTTCAGCTACCACCAGGAATTAGGGTCTTAGTACCCACAGGATTGATTTTCGACGTACCAGAAAAACATGTTTTAAAACTGTTTATCCGTTCTGGCATGGCATACAAAAAAGGATTATCTTTAGCAAATGGTACGGGTATTATCGACTCTGACTACACACTAGAGACTTTTATTATGCTACAAAACAATACCGATAGCCTTGTACAGATCACAAATGGTGATCGTATAGCTCAAGGAATGGTTGAAAAATATACTCAACAAAAATTCGTGGAGACAACCAAAGAATTAGAGTTAACAGAGCGCGATGGGGGTTTCGGTTCAACAGGAGAATAGGCTATGCTTAAATACTTAATACCGTTAACTATCGTCGCATCTGGAGTTGTGGCGCAAGAGATACCACCTTTCCAAGCAATCCAAGCTTGTTCGACGATGCCTCGTGTGGCAGAACAAATGCGTCAATATGGTGAAGAAATTTTGTTTAACGGCAAAATTCTACAGCAACATGCAAGTGGTCAACTTATTAATACTGAATTTGTTTTTAGTACAAATCAAGATACGGGTTCTTGGACTTTGGTTTCCTTGTTTCCGAATGGTTGGACGTGTTTAGTAGCTAATGGTACTGAATTTAAGCCTTTTGTCAGATAAATTTAAGATTACGACGAAAACATTTTATAAATAAACGTGTGATGCCTAATGGGTCACACACATTAATCTTGCTTAATAAAGGAGATAGCAAAATGAATACACGTAGAATCACAACTGATTTTCTAAACGATCCATTCTTAATCGGCTTTGACCGAATGATTGAAAGAATGAGAGACACAACCCCAAATCAACAGGCTTACCCACCATATAACATCGTCAAGGTAGACGATGACCAATATGAATTGCAGTTAGCAATTGCTGGGTTCACCTATGACGATCTTGATATTCAGATCAAAGAAGGGGTACTAACAATCGAAGGTAAACAAGAAGCCACAGACGATAAACATTATATTCATCGTGGAATTTCTGGTCGTTCCTTCTCAAGAGTTTTCACACTAGCTGATACAGTTGTTGTGAATGGCGCTGACCTTATCGATGGTATCTTAACCGTCAAATTGGAAAACGTAATACCAGAAGCTAAGAAACCTCGAAAGATTGAAATCAATCGTGGGGAAGCACAGCTTCTAAAGGGGTGATGTCCTAAGCATTAGTGGGGGGATTAATTTTCCCCCATTTTTTAATGATTACTTGACATTTTGAGGTAATTGTGATAGAATAGAAGTACATTTAAATTATGTAAGGAGATTAACACTAATGGCAGGTAAAACAGCAGTTGTGTTTTCATGCGCCCACAGTGACCCATCAGTTAGCAATGAGCGATTTGATTGGTTGGGCGAATTAATCTGGGACGTAAAACCTGACTACGTTGTGGATTTAGGTGATGGTGCAGATATGCGATCACTGAACAGTTTTGATTCAGCGAAGGCTCCAAAGAATTTTGTAAGCCAAAGCTATCAAGCAGATATTGAATGCTACAACGAAGCAATGGATCGTATGCGTATTAAGTTTAAAGCTAATAAACGCAAACGTCCTGCATATTACGGATTTGAAGGAAACCACGAAACTAGAATTAGAAGAGCTATCGGCATGGACCCTCGTATTGAGGGTGAGAAGTACGGCATTTCATTTAAGCATTTGGGAACAGATACTTGGTTTGATGAATACCATGAGTATGAACATGACGCACCAGCAATTCATGATTATGATGGAGTGAGCTATGCACACTTCTTTACTAATGGGTATCGTCCTATGTCTGGTGTAAACCATGCTGCGGGCATTCTAGCTAAACGCTTTGGAAGCGCAACTTGTGGTCACAGTCATAAACGTGATATGAAAATCCGTGATGATGTGCATCCTTATGGGGCTATTGGCTTAGTTGCTGGTTGTTACAAAGGCGCACCAGAAGGTTGGGCAGGTCAGATGAACAAAGAATGGTGGTCTGGCGTTATTATTAAACGTGAAATAGAGAATGGCATGTATGAGCCAGAGTTTGTCTCACAGGAAAGAATGAAAGCAACTTATGGTAAAAAGTGAAACAAAAAATAAACTGCGTTCGGCTCCTTTGTCGAGCGCAGACACAAATGACGATGATCAACTGCTAATACAACAGTGGTTGGCTAAGAAAGGTAATAAGGTTAAGGTATTTGAATACAATACACGAACTGATGAAGAAGATATTAATTACCTTTGGAAAAAGAATAAAACTGAAAAATCCTAATAGGAGATTATATTATGGCTACTGCGAATCCATACGACACACTCGTAGAAATTAGTGAAGAAGACTACTGCAATCAGATGATGCAGAACCCACTTGGACGAAAGTGGTTTATTTGGCATAGAGAGAACCCTGCATTCTTTGAACTGTTTGAACAGTTTACTAAAGAAGCTATTAGAGCAGGTCATACACAACTCAGTGGTTGGTTAATCATTAATCGTGTACGTTGGGAAACTGATGTTGTTACTACTGGTGATAAGTACAAGATTTCTAACAATTACGTAGCATTGTTTGCACGTTTGTTTATGATCAAATATCCAGAGTACATTGGTTTCTTTAAGACAAAGAAGATGTCAAGTATTCCAGAAGACGTTTTCAATCCAACATGAAACCTAATACGAAATTCAAACTCGACATAAGAGACGTTGAGATTATTGAAGAAGCACTAAGAGCAAAAGCTGGGCGTAGAGGCTTGGCTATTGCTAACGGTGAAACATCAAATAAGCTGAAAGAAGAAATGCACGAGATACAAGAACTTCTTGGCAGAATACACGATCAGAAAGTTTGGTTTAAACCGAAAGGATTTGTCCCAGGTGGATAAATAAAACGTTACATTAAGTAACAACACACATACACACAAAGGAGACTATTATGTCTAACAAAAACCCATTTGAAATTAGAGCAGAAATGCTACAACTTGCTAAAGATTATATGGATCAACAATACCATATGAATGTCCAGTTCGCAGAGAACATGGTGGAGCAAGGAAAGAAATCCATAGAAGAAGTCAAAGACACTTATCAGATGTATTCTAT